CACAAGATGTCGTAGAGAAAACCCTAGCCACTCTCAAGGGCGATAACTTCAGGACCAACATCATCGTGATAGCCCATCAGTCATACATGGAAATGCCCGACGGCACTAAGTTGATCTTCCCTCAAGGGATCGGTCAGAAACTCTCACCCAAGATCCCACAATACTTCAGTTCCTATATCCGAGTAACCAACAAGGGAGGTAAGCGACAGATCCAATGCGAATCCGATCCAACCATTAACTTGGCCAACCCAAAGCCTACTCCTGGAGCCAAGTTCTACGACCAAGGAACCGGCCTCGCTGAGTTCTTTGCTAACCTACGCAGTCCACCATCAACATCAACATCAACATCAACATCAAAGCTTAGGAGAATATAAATGAATATGCAAGCACCGAGCATCACCTCCATCCTTGACAACGTGATGGACAATGAAGTCGAGAAGCCCCAAGCGGTACCTCAAGGCACTTACCTCACGGCCGTCATCGGTCAGCCCCGAGCGGACAAGTCTACTATCCAGCAGAGGGACTTTCTGGAATTCAGGCTCAAGCTGATCGAACCCGATTCCGATGTCGATATCAAGGAACTAGCCAAGCAAGGCGGTCTCAAGACAAAAGACCGCTTCGTCAACCACACTGTCTACTACGGCCCTATCGAGGATAAGACTTCCTTCTATCGCCTACAGAGATTCCTCAATGACTGTGGCGTCCCTGATGGAGGCACGCTTTCCGAGCGAGTGAGTCAAGCCGAGAACTGTTACGTTAAGGTCTATATCTCCCACGGCCTGTCCAAAGACGGAGCCACGACCTACGCTAACGTAACCAAGACGATGCCTGCGGACTAGCTCAGCGACTAGATCCGCGGCTGTGGTCCCGGGGAGTAATGTAATAGCTTTCCCTCGGGGCCACCCTCTAGAGGTATGACATGCCCCCTGTTGTTCTCGTAGGTGAAGCCTTCGGTCGTAACGAGGCTAGGCTTGGTGTAGGATTCATCGGCGGCTCAGGCGCCGAGCTTCTCAAGATGCTATGGGAAGCCAAAGCCATGACCCGAACATCCCAAGACTACCAAGACTTTAATGACTACTACCGCACTGCTAACTCGGCCTTGCTCAACGACATCTGGCTTCGTCACCCTGAGTTCTACCGCACCAATGTCTTCAACCTTCACCCTCCAGGAGATGACCTTGCCAACTTCTGCGGAGAGAAACGAGAAGCCATCCATGGATACCCCAAGCTCCGAAAGGGCTTCATCAGTCAGGAGTACATTCCAGAACTCAATCGACTCGCAAACGAGATCCATGTACAGAACCCAAATATTATCGTCTGTCTTGGCGATACTGCTCTATGGGCTCTTACTGGCTCTACTGGGATCGGGAGCCTACGGGGAACCACTCGCACTTCTACCCATACTGCTATTGGTTATAAGCTTATTGCTACCTATCATCCTGCTGGCGTTATGCGTCAGTGGGAACTCAGGACGACGGTAGTTCTTGACCTAACCAAGGCTATGCGTGAGTCACACTTCCCCGAAGTAAGGAGGCCTAAACGTGAAATCTGGATCGAACCGAACCTCACTGACATCGAAGAGTTTATCTCCCGATACGTACTACCAACCGGACTGGTTAGTGTCGACATTGAGACACATGGTAATCAAATCACCTGTATCGGTCTCAGCCCAAGTCCGAGCCTTGCGCTTGTGGTCCCGTTCTTTGACCCTCGAAGAAAGGATCGAAGTTATTGGCCAAGCGCAGAAGCTGAGGCGGCTGCTTGGCGTCTTATCGCCCGAGTCCTGGGTGACCACACCATCAGAAAGGTATTCCAAAACGGACTCTATGACATAGCCTTCCTCTATCGTTCAATGGGCATCAAGGTCTACGGAGCCGAGCACGATACCATGCTTCTACACCATGCCCTATCACCAGAATCCCTTAAGGCCTTAGGATACCTTGGCTCCCTTTACACCGACGAGGGACCTTGGAAGATCGAGGGCCGGGGATCTACTACCATCAAGCGAGATCAATAGGAGGACACACATGAGTAAGAAAATCCGAGTCATAGATGTACTACCTTACAGGGATTCCTTCATCATCTTCACCCGCAACGGTAAGATCTTTGAGTTCCAGCCGAGCACTGGGGCTCATACTCTGTCTGCTAACTTGAAAGATACACTCACACCTGCACAGGAAACCGTAACGCATGAGAAAGATCCGGACTGACGATACCCAACCCGGAGACATCACTAGCCGTATCGAGAAGCACTGGATCTATAACGGGCTTGACTGCTGTGTCACCCTGGAGGTCCTCGATGTTCTTCTCAAGCAACTGGATCCTATCCGATCCGGAACGTATGACTTCTCTCGTGCTCTCCAGGGACCTGCCCTGGAGATGCGCCTTAGAGGTGTCCGGATTGATCAAGAACGTAGGGCTAAGGTGATCGAAGAACTAACCGCCCTTGAGGACAGGCTCGAACGGAACTTGGAGACCCTTGTCCGTGAGGGTGTCCGGTTCCCTGGGTTTAACTGGCGAGCACCCAAGGACCGTGCAACCCTCTTCTACCAATACCTCCGCATCCCTGAGATCAAACACAAGGGCCGGGTTACTTGCGACCAAGATGCCCTCGAACATATCTACGCTAACTACCACATCCCTAAGCAATGCGCTATGCATATCCTCATGCTATCTGAGCTGGCTGCTAAGCTCAAGATCCTTAACATGGAAGTAGACCCTGATGGCCGCATCCGTACTTCCTATAACATCGCCGGGACTTCCACCGGCAGGTTCAGCTCTAGCTTCAGTGAGTTCGGCACCGGCGGCAACCTCCAGAACATAGAGAAAGGCCTTCGATCTATCTTCATCGCCGACCCTGGAATGAAACTCGCCAAGTTCGATGCCAAGTCAGGAGAATCATATGTCGTCGGAGCGCTCGAATGGAACCTCGGTGACGGAAGGTATCTGGACGCCTGTGAGACGGGCGACCCACACACCTACACAGCCAAGCTATGTTGGCCTAACCTACCTTGGACAGGTAACCTCAAAGCCGACAAAGCCACCGCAGAACTGCCTTATTACCGACATCACACTTACCGTGACATGTGCAAAAAGCTCGGTCACGGTTCTAACTACGACGGTCGTCCCGCCACCCTCTCGGCAGAAGCCAAGGTCCCGATCTCGATAGTGGAACAATTCCAGCTCCAGTACTTCGCAGCCTTCCCTGCCCACAAGGTCTGGCATTCTGACGTCGCCTTCCAACTCCGAACTAAGGGCTATCTAACCTCCCTTACCGAACGCAAGTGTTACTTCCTCGGTCGCCGATCCGATCCCAAGACCATCCGTGAGGCCATTGCCTTTAGCCCCCAATGCTCCCTCGCGGACATCGTCAACCGAGGTATGATGAACGTATGGAATGCAGGCTACTGTATCTACATGCACGACCACGACGCCCTAACAATCCAGTACCCCGAAGAACAAGAAGCAGAGATCATTCCTAAGGTCTTCAAGCTTCTCGAAATGCCTATTCGCTTATCCAGGGACCGAACGCTGCTCATTCCCTACGACTGTCAGGTAGGGTGGAATAGAGGATACGCCTCAGAAGAAAACCCAAGAGGTCTAAAGGACTGGAAATGAGGACCAATGAAACCCAATGGCGCCGGAACAAGAAGGAATGAATCTTGGATTGACACTTTCGTAGCCTCTACAGATCACCTATCCTCTCCACGGATCTTCCGTAGGTGGGCAGCGATTACTGCTCTAGGGTCGGTGATGGAGCAGAAGGTCAAAGTATCAGAGGATCTTTATGCTAACCTCTACACCTTTCTAATCGGCGCCCCGGGCCGAGGTAAGTCCCGAGCCATCGAATCAGTCAGGCGATATCTCTATCGTATAGAGAAGTTCAACCTTGCCCCGACCTCAACCACTGCTGCCTCCCTGATCGATGTCCTATCCGAGTCCAAGGTAACCCATAACATCCTAACCCAAGGTGTCGCCGAGGATCTCAAGTACAACACCATGCTAATCTCCGCGGATGAAATCGGGGTGTTCATCCATGAATGGCAACCTGAACTCACTGCCGTCCTCTCAGCATTCTACGATGTTATTCCCTATTCCCAGGCCCGACGAGGTAGGGAAATCCGTATCAAGATCGAGAAGCCTCAGCTCTCCATGCTCTGCGGAGCCACCCCTTCCACCCTCATGTCACTGCTCCCTGCCGGAGCCTGGGATCAAGGGTTCATGTCCCGAGTGATCATGGTCTTCTCCGCTGAGTCCATAGACGACATCGATGTTCTAGCTGCCCCCAAGGCCCAGGTCGTTGACTCTCTACTCGAAGATCTCAAGATAATCAATGCCACCTTTGGAA